GGAGTTTATAATGTTATCCCATATTCTGCTTTCAATATAGAAAGAATAGAATACTCAGACCCAGAAAACCCAGCTAAAGTAATGTTTAAGTTTGATCCGGACGGGATAGTATCTGATTCTTATGGTTATACAACTGTCCCTAACCAAAATAAGGACGCAAGAGCTATTTATTTTGATAATTACGAAGTTGCACACTTTAGATTACTTACAGACGTTAATTTTCTCCCCTATGGTAGAAGTTACATAGAACCAGCTAGAAAATTATTTAAGCAATATACTTTAATGGAGGATGCTATGTTAATTCATAGAATAGTAAGAGCTCCAGAAAAACGTATATTTTATTTAAATATAGGTTCTATTCCTCCTAATGAAATTGAGGCGTTTATGGAGAAAACTATTTCTAAATTAAAAAGAACTCCATATGTTGATCCACAAACTGGTGATTATAACTTAAAATATAATCTTCAAAATTCTTTAGAGGATTTTTATATCCCTGTAAGAGGCAATGATTCAGCTACTAAAATAGAAACTACTCCCGGACTACAATATGATGGGATTACTGATGTTATCTATTTAAGAGATAAATTATTTGCAGCCCTAAAAGTACCTAAGGCCTTTATGGGGTATGATGAAAATTTAGAAGGTAAAGCTACTTTAGCGGCACAAGATATTAGATTTGCTAGAACAATTGAAAGAATACAAAGAATCATTACATCTGAGTTATATAAGATTGCCATGGTTCATCTCTATTCACAAGGTTATACTGGTGAGCAATTAGCTAATTTTGAATTATCATTGACTAACCCATCCATTATATATGATCAAGAAAGGATTGCGTTGTTAACTGAAAAAACAGCACTAGCGAATGAATTAATTAATAATGGGTTATTGCCTACTGATTGGGTGTATGAAAATATCTTCCATTTATCCGAAGATCAATATGATGAATATAGAGAATTAATTTTACAGGATAAAAAACGCAAATTTAGACAAAACCAGATGGAAAATGAAGGTAATGATCCTATGGAATCTGGAAAGTCTTATGGTACACCCCACGATCTAGCTTCATTGTATGGTAAAGGTAGAACATATTCTGATCCTAATAATTTGCCTGATGGGTATAATGAAAATGAACCCTTAGGTAGACCTCAAGAAAAAGTTACTAATCGAAATACTCAAGATGATAACTTTGGTAAGGATAGATTAGGAGTAGAAAGAATGAAAGACACAGATAAGAATGAGGGATCTAGTTCTGCTTTATCTTTAGAAGGTAGATATTATATTTCTAAATACTCAGATATGCTAAAAAATATTCCTTCTTCTAATAAGAAACGTATTATATTTGAGGATGATAAATCCGGAGAATCTTTATTAGATGAATCAAATATTAAGGACTAGATATTTTCATATATTTATAAAAAAACCCTAGAATGAAAATCAAACACTCCAAGTATCGGAATACAGGTTTGCTGTTTGAATTGCTTGTGAGGAGAATCACTGCAGATACTCTTTCCGGAAAGAAGTCACCTGCATCCAAACTCTTAAAAAAATACTTTGTCAATACAGAGTTAGGTAAAGAGTATAAATTGTACGAATCATTTTTCCAAAAAAGAGGTATTAGTGAATCTAAAGCTTCTTCAGTTATTTCTACAATTTTAGAATCTTCTAAAAAGTTATCTAAACAAAAACTAAAAAGAGAAAAGTATAATTTAATTAAGGAATTGAAAGAAAATTATAACATTAATGATCTCTTCAATACCAAAATCCCAGAATACAAGGAAATGGCTTCTCTGTACCAATTAGTTGAAGCATATAATTCTACTGAAGTAAATCCATCTTTACTTATTGAAGTAAGATTAAATCTAATGGAATTTCTTACACAATCAAAGGTAAATAAAGATTCAGTTGCAGACACAGTAATGGAGGAGTTTAGTTCATATGATAGTGACCTTAGAATTTTAACTTATAAAATACTATTAGAAAAATTTAATAGTAAATATTCCACTTTAAATCTAGATCAAAAACGTATTTTAAGGGAATATATTAACAGTGTAGATTCTACATCTACCTTAATGGAATTTTATAATTCTGAAGTATCTAATTTAAAAAATATTTTAGAACAATCTATCCCTAACATTAAGGATAAAGCTTTAGTTATAAAACTTAATGAAGTTAAGAAATTTCTAACTCCTATTTCAAAAACTACAAAAGTTACAGGTGAAAATTTAGTCGATTTATTACAATTTTATTCATTAACTAATAAATTAAACTAATGCCAGTTACTAAAGCATCAGAAATAGATCCTAAATTTATTAAGAAAATAGAGGATCAGTATGGTGAAGTGGACATGACCAATGATTACTTTGATTTAGAGGATAGTGTTTATTATAAAACAGTAGATATAAATAAAGAAACCGGAGGTATAAAGCATAAATTAATTCAATTACCCTCCTTTGGAGAATCCTTAAAGAAATTATCCATAGCTCTTAACTCTATAAGAAAACTAGCTACTACAGATGCGGGAAAAAAAGATCCTAGAGTAGCTGAATTATTAGGGCAAATCAGGGATACTTTTAATTCATACAGAACACATTTAAGAAAAAATTATCCTGATTTATATAGTGGTATTAAGAACCAACTTGAAGAAATATCATTATCAGGTGGAGGAGTAGCAGGTGGTACTTTTACCCCAGGAGTAGGAGCTCAATATGCTACACCATTTGCTTTTAATCCTAACAAAAAGGCAAAAGGTACAGCTCGTAACTATTATTATAAACTAGGCTATAAACCCGTTCCAAAAAAAAATAAAGATTCGGGATTAGAAGTTAAACAATTATTTCAAGAAGAAGAAACATCTCCCGAAGCTAAGTTTCATAGTGATAGAATAGATGATTTCGATCTTATTACTAATGAACTTAATGATATTTATAAATTGGTATCTAATGCTAAAAATAAAACTGTAGATTATTATAAAGAAAACCCTAAATCTTTTCAAGTAGTTCAACCTACTACTTTATTGAAAGATTATTTGAAAGATATAAAAAAATTACTAAAAGTATAACATGAAACCCTTATCATTACAAAAACAATATAACCTTATTAAAGAGGGTAAAGCACCTAAGGACATATTTTTAAAAGAAGCTAAACGCTTATATCCTAACTATATTCCAAATCATTTTACTTTTAATAATACAGTAAATATCTTAAAACAGAAATCTATTATATCAGAAAACTTATGGGGTATAGCTACAAGTAAGAAAACTCAACCTGAGTGGTTTAAAATCTTTAATGATAATATGAATACAATTGCTGAAGAAGCAAAAGCAGAAGAAACAAAACCCACTAAAGAAGTGGTAGATCAAGAAATTGCTGGGTATGATTATAAAGATAAGAAAAATATAGATAATCAAAATGGTGAAGAATTTTTAACTGGATTTTATGCCGAAATGCAAAACCCTAAAAATAAAGATAAATCTGTAGCTGAATTGAAAGATATAGTTAGTAAAAATTTAGCTAAAGATGAACTTTATTATGTTAAAAATGGTCAATTTGGACTAGAAGATGTAGGTTATACTGTAGATGCTCCGGGTTTAGGGGATACTATAGAACCTAAAGGAAAACATAAATCATCAGGTTATGGTGATTTAAAAGAACAAATTAAAAAATTAGTTAAGGAGGAATTACGTTCTTTTCCTTCTGAAGCTACTCTTTCATCTATGAAAGATGCTTTAGAAAATGTTGAAGATATGGAATTAAGTAAAGAGGACGCCATTAGGTTGACTATGGATTTAAACCCTACATTTAAAAAATTCGAAACCCAATTAAGACAATTAGCTGACCCAATGTTCGGAGGATGAAAAATTTACTTGTAGAAACTCAAAACTTTAAACCTTTACAAACTCTTACTGAGGCTAAGCATTCAAAAAGAGGTAACCCCATAGTAGGTGGAGTTATGGCTACCGCTGAAGTTAAAAATGGCAATGGTAGATATTACTCTAAAGGCCTATGGGATAGAGAAGTAGATAAATATCAAACATTAATAAATGAAAACAGAGCATTAGGAGAATTAGACCATCCTGATTCTCAGGTTATTAATTTAAAAAACGCATCCCATAATGTTACTAAATTATATTGGGATGGAGATAATTTAATGGGTTTCATAGAAATTCTACCTACACCAGCAGGTAATATATTAAAGGCACTTATTGAAAGTGGCATTACAGTTGGGGTATCATCAAGAGGAATGGGCTCATTAGAACAGAGGGGTGATTTGTTAGAGGTTCAAGATGATTTTGAATTATTATGTTGGGATTTTGTATCAACTCCTTCCAATCCTGGTTCTTTTATGCATACTATAAAAGAAAATAAAGAAATACCACTTAATACTTATAAAGAAGCACACGATATAGTTAGAGAAATTCTCTGCAGTAAAGGTCAGTGTCCTATTCTTTAGATTTTCCTACATATGTATTAATGAATATACTGTTCCTAATGCAGTATCCTTATTATTATTTTTTTATTACGTTTCCTAATAAACGTACTTCACTAATTTAATTTATTGAAAATGAGTCGAGATTTATTGCGAGAGGCTATCGCTGACGCTAAAGCTGTTCGTGAGTCTGCTATAGCTAATGCTAAGGCTGCTCTAGAAGAAGCTTTTACTCCTCACCTAAAAAATGTCCTAGCTGAAAAGATTAAGGAACTAGATGAGGAAGAAGACATGAAAGAAGGTTACCACGAAAAAAAGAAAGAAATGGAAGAAGGTTATCATGATAAAATGGAAGAGGGTGCCCATGACAAAATGGAAGAGGGTGCTCATGATAAAGACAAAATGGAAGAGGGCCACATGTCATCTCCAATAATGCGTAAAGGTTTAAGGGGTGATGATACCGCTGAACTAGAAACCGAAAAAATGCGCATGATGGAAAAAGAGGACGACATGAAGGAAGGAAAACATGAAGTCGAAGAAGGCAAGCATGAAGTCGAAGAGGGCAAACATGAAGTCGAAGAAGGTAAGCATGAAGTTGAAGAAGGTAAGCATGAAGTAGAGGAAGAACTTTCTCTAGAAGAACTTTTATCTGAGGAAGCTCATGAAGAAGAAGAAGAAGTTGAAGGCGAAGAAACCGAAGAAACTGAAATTGACCTTGAAGACATGACCGAAGAAGACCTTACTAAATTTGTTGAAGAAGTCATTAAGGATATGGTTGAAGCTGGAGAATTGGAAGCAGGTGAAGCTGCCGAAGAGGAAGAAGTTTTAGAAGGTGCCCATGATGACAAAGTGGAGGAAGGCTACCATGATAAGATGGAAGAAGAAAAACTCTATACTGAAGAAGACGAAGTTAAAGAAGGTAAACATGAAGTTGAAGAAGGAGCCCATGATAAGATGGAAGAGGGTGCTCATGACGACATGAAAGAAGGTATGCATAAGGACAAAATGGAAGAAGATGTCAACGAAGAGCTTGCTGAAGCCTATAAAGTTATTAATAAACTTAGAAGAGATATTAACGAAGTTAATCTTCTTAACTCTAAATTGTTATATACTAATAAAATTTTCAGAAACAAAAATCTTAATGAATCACAGAAAGTTAAAGTGTTAAATTCATTTGATAAAGCTGAAACAGTAAAAGAAGTTAAATTAGTATTTGAATCACTTTCTACAGCATTAGATGCTAAGAAATCAAATATTAAGGAATCTATGGGATTTGCTTCTAAACCTACTGGAAAAGCCCCTATTAATGAATCAGCACCTGTGGTACAGGAAGATGCTATGGTCGCAAGATTTAAGAAACTTGCAGGCCTTTAATTTTTTAATTTTTTAATTATTGACGATGTCACAATTAAATTCATTACTCGAAAGTGCTAACACTTATAAATCACTACAAAGTGATGCTGAGAAGTTAGCTTCAAAATGGTCCAAAACTGGACTTTTGGAAGGTCTTAATGGATCTGACAAAACAAACATGTCAATGATTCTTGAAAACCAAGCTAAGCAATTAGTTCAAGAATCTTCATTGTCAGGTGGAGGAGTTGCCGGTGGTAGCTTTTCTTCACAAACAGCTGTTAATACAGGTGAACAATGGGCTGGTGTAGCTCTACCATTGGTAAGAAAAGTATTTGGTCAAATTGCTGCTAAAGAATTTGTCTCAGTACAACCAATGAATCTACCTTCAGGTCTTGTATTTTACTTAGATTACCAATATGGTACTACTAAATCACCATTCTCGTCTGGGGATTCACTATATGGTGCTACAGATAGTAATACTCCATTTGGTAATGGTGCTACAGGTGGTGCCTATGGTGCTGGTAGATTTTCATATTCTACTAACCTTAGTTCTTCAGTTTATGGAGCTACCGCTCAGGGAACAGCTACTTGGTCTGATGTAAACTATATCAACCAAGCTTCAGCTTCTGTTGCTGCAGGTGATGTAGTTACTCTATCTGTTGCTACTTCTAATCTACCTAACTTTGATGCTGAGGGAATTAGATCATTTAGATTATTCTCTGCATCTGTAGATATTACTGATTATCCAGCTGCTACTAAAGTTGTAGGTAGTAATCTACAGTTTGCTGTTAATGCTTCATCAACTACTGTAACTAACCCAGTATTGACTGTTTCTTACTCTCTACAACCTGTAGATAATGCTAGAGGTGATTTTGAAGATAAGAACACTACTCTTAATGATAATAACAATCCTATTTCAATTCCTGAAATTAATGTTCAAATGCAGTCTTCAGCTATTGTAGCTAAAACTAAAAAGCTTAAAGCTGTATGGACACCAGAATTTGCTCAGGATTTGAATGCATATCATGCATTGGATGCTGAAGCAGAATTGACTTCTGTCATGAGTGAATATATCTCATTAGAGATTGATCTTGAAATTCTTGACATGTTGATTGAATCTGCTGCTGCAGGTACAGAAGTTTGGAGTGCAGTAAATAATGAATCAGTTGATTCTACTACTGGTAACATTTCAGATTTAGGATTTTTCAATAGCCAAGGACAATGGTTCCAAACTTTAGGAACTAAGATCCAAAAGTTAAGTAATGCCATTCACCAAAGAACTCTTAGAGGAGGTGCTAATTTCTTAGTATGTTCTCCAACAGTTGCTACTATCTTGGAATCAATCCCAGGATTTGCTTCAACTTCTGATGGTGATGCTGCTAAAGCTACATATGCGTTTGGCGTACAGAAAGTAGGTGCTTTAAATGCACGTTACACTGTATATAAGAACCCATACATGACTGAAAATACTATCTTATTAGGATTTAGAGGTGGACAGTTCTTGGAAGCTGGTGCTGTATTTGCTCCATACATTCCATTGATTATGACTCCATTAGTATACGATCCAGATACCTTCACACCACGTAAAGGTTTATTGACTCGTTACGCTAAGAAAGTCGTAAGACCAGAATTTTATGGTAAGATTTTCTGTTCAGGTCTAAATACTCTCTAATAGTAGTATTTTTTAACCTTTAAGGGGGGTGCCGCAAGGCACCCCCTTTTTTTTATATTTATAATCGTAATTATTTTATTAACCTTTAAAAATTTCTTTTATGTCTGAAGTGTTAATTGCGCAAAAAAGAAGACCAAAAAATCCTATTAAATTTAAAATACAATTAAACGAAGAACAGAAAAAAGCAAAAGAAATAATATTAAGTAACACACTTACACTCCTAGCGGGGTCTGCAGGTTCAGGAAAAACTTTTTTAGCCTGCCAAGTAGCCTTAGATGGCTTGTTTTCACGTAAATATGAAAGAGTTATAATTACAAGACCTACAGTTTCTAAAGAAGATATAGGTTTTTTACCAGGTGCCCTAAGAGAAAAAATGGATCCATGGTTACAACCAATTTATGAAAATATGTATGCCTTATATGATAAGGATAAAATTCAAAAATATTTAGCGGATGATACTATAAAAATAGTTCCTTTAAGTTTTATGAGGGGTAATACCTTTATGAATTCTGTAGTAATAGTAGATGAAGCCCAAAATGTAACCCATACTCAAATGGAAATGGTAGTAACCAGAATAGGATTAAACTCTAAAATGATAGTTTGTGGTGATAAAAAACAAATAGATTTAAAGAGAAAAATGGATTCTGGTTTTAATTTTTTATATAAAGCTAGTACCCAAATTGAGGGTTTATCATCTGTAGAATTAACTACTAATCATAGAAGTCCTATAGTAGAACAACTAGTAGATTTTTATACGGATGCTCATAAAAAGGGACTATTAAAAAGCTGATATTTATAAATAAAATATGGCTAACATTCCCATATATCCCGGCAGTTCATCCTTTTTTCCTGGAGATACCCCTTTTGCATTCTATGATAATGATTTACAATTCCAAATAGATGCTGATAAAGTAACTACTTTTTGTAGTAGAAGATTGGGTTATCCCATAGTAGAAGTAGAACTACAGGATATAAATTTTTATGCTGCTTTTGAAGAAGCTGTAACTACATATGGAAATGAAATATATGCTTATAAAGTAAGACAAGATTATTTATCTATGGAGGGTTCTCCAACAGGATCTAATTTTAATAATACATTGGTAACACCTAATATGGGTGCAATGGTTAGATTGTCTCAACAATATGGTGAAGGAGCAGGAACTGGGGGTAATGTTACTTGGAGAAAAGGAGTTTTAAATACTACTAAAAATGTTCAAAATTATGATTTAAATGCATGGGCTGCTGAAAGTGCATCCTTAGGTAGTAATGACTCTATAGAAATAAAAAGAATTTTTTACTATGCAGATCCTGCTGTAGTAAGATTTTTCGATCCTTATGCATCTACGGGCATTGGGTTTAATAGTATGATGGATAATTTTGGTTTCGGGAGTTTTTCTCCTGCTATTAACTTTCTAATGATGCCTTTAAGCTTTGATATGCAAAAAATACAAGGCATAGAGTTAAATGATCAAGTTAGAAAATCTAATTATTCTTTTGAATTAATAAATAACCAGTTAAAAGTATTTCCTATTCCTATTGAGGATGGAAAAATATACTTTGAATATATAAAAACCCAAGATAGATATTCTTCTTCATTTGATAATAATTATGGAGGGGTTACTAATGTCTCTAACGTACCCTATACTAATCCTACTTATACTCAAATTAATTCTGTAGGTAGAAGTTGGATTTTTGAATATACTTTAGCATTATGTAAAGAAATGTTAGGGTATGTAAGAGGTAAATTTTCTACAGTTCCTATTCCAGATTCAGAGGTCAGCCTAAATCAATCAGATTTAATATCAGCTGCTACTGAAGAAAAAACCGCTTTATTGGAAAGACTTAGATCGTACTTGGAGGAAACTTCAAGGGAAAAATTATTAGAAAGAAGGGCACAAGAGGCTGAATTCAAACAAACTGAATTAGCCCAAACCCCATACGTAATTTATATAGGATAATGGCTTTATTTGGAACACAAAGAGATGTATCTCTGATAAGACATTTAAACAGAGAATTAATGGGTAACATTATTACCCAGCAGGCATCTTTTTATTCAATTAGGTTAAAAGAAACTAAGGTTAATATGTATGGTGAAGCTGCTGGTGGATATTTGTTTGAAGGTCCTTTTATATTTAACTGTTTAGTTCAAAGAACCCCTCAAATGTTCCAGGAATCTGATATGATATTGGAAACTCAATATGAAGTAACTTTTAGATTTCTAAGAGACGATTTAGTAGATGCTAATGTAGTACCTAAAGTGGGTGATTATATATTGTATGAAGATAACTACCATATAATAAATGATTTATATTCTAACCAATATTTTGTAGGTAAAAATCCAGATTATCCTAATGAGCAAAACCCTCTAAATCCTGGTTTAGCTAATTATGGAAATAATTTATCTACTATTTGTATAACTAATATTGTACCTGCGGATAGGGTTGGCATTACTAAAGAAAGATACAATCAATAATGGCACAGGAAAGAAGAAAACCCATCCCCCCTAGACAGAAAGAACTATCTAAACGTCTCCAAACTCCATATAGGGATGATGAAGGAAGATTTGATAGGGGTAATCCTAATAATGCTACTTTTGACAACTTAAATAGGGGTAACCAAATATCTTTTAAAGGAGATGATGTAAAACCTTTTTCCATTGGTATTAAGGATATAGATGAAGCAATAACTTTTTACATGAAGGAAATTATAAAGCCTTCTGTAATACAAAATGGGAGTAGGATAGATGTTCCTGTGTTGTATGGGGATTCTGAAAGATGGAACCAAATTAACAAATTAGGATATTTAAGAGATGGTAATGATAAACCCATGTTACCCCTTATTTTATTTAAAAGGACTAATTTAACTAAAGAAAGGTTTACTTCTAAAATAGATGCTAATAATCCTAACAATTTACAAGTATTTACTAAAGCTTACAATAAGCAAAATGCATATAGCAATTTTAGAATATTAAATAAAGATTTTCCTGAAAAACAATTCTATGCTACTATAATACCCGATTATGTTACATTAGACTATGATGTACTTATATCTACTTATTTTATAGAACAAAATAATAAAATTATAGAAGCAATGAATTATGCTTCTGACTCATATTGGGGTGACCCTGAAAAATTTAAGTTTAGAGCTAGAATAGATAGTTTTGCTACTAACACTGAAATTCCTTTAGGAGCTGAACGTATTGTAAAAACAAACTTTAGTATAAAACTTTATGGGTATATTATTCCAGACACTTATTTAAAAGATATAAATGCAGTTAAAAAATTTAATGGAAAAACCCAAATTAACATCTTATCAGAAACACAAATACCAGCTGACAATACTCAAAGCATAAATCAGCGTATTTATAATCAAGAACTATAACAAATGGCTAATACATTTATATCAACTAGCATAGCTACGGGTCTCGTTATTGAGGCTGCTCACGTTACACAATCCGCAGATGCTTTTACAGGTACCGAAGCATATGATATTACTATATCAGGTTCCTTAGACATAAATAATGCTCCTATAACTAATTTAACAGCATCAGGTAATATAAGTGCAAGTGGTGATATTACTGGTAATACTGGTTCATTTCAGCATATAAACCTTCCTCAAGGAGCAGCTATAAAATCACTTCCTGGTG